ATTCTGATGTCCTTGCAAAAATATCAACTGCAATGGTTCAAGTCATTACTCCATACGAGTCAAAAAAAAAGTAAATACTAGCCCTGAACTCCGCAATATGTTAGTAGTAGCGGACAGGCTAAAAATAACTTTAAAACAAGTTTTAGAAATGTCTGAAACAGAATATAATACTTGGTTAGGTTATTTTATGCTTGAACAAGAAGAATATAATAGAAACAGAAAAATATAATGGCTCAGAATCTAGTACTTAATATTTTAGCAAAAGATAAAACTAAAGTAGCTCTGCAAGGAGTTCGTAATGGGTTAAATAATTTAAGAACTGCGGTGTTCTCATTGCAATCAGCTATTGTAGGTATTGGTGGTGGTTTAGTAATTAGATCACTAACAAAGGTTGGATCTGAGGTTGAGGACTTAGGTGTTAGGTTTAATTTTTTATTTGGTAATGTAAAAGAGGGAACTAAAGCATTTGATAACTTAATAAGTTTTGCGGCACGAGTTCCTTTCTCACTTCAAGAAATATCAGCGGCATCAGGAAACTTGGCAGTTGTGGCCAAAGATGCAGATGACTTAACTCGTATCTTAAAAATTACAGGAAACGTTGCGGCAGTAACAGGATTAGATTTTAGACAAACCGCAGAGCAAATTCAAAGATCATTTGCTGGTGGTATAGCGGCCGCAGATGTATTTAGAGAAAGAGGTGTTAGAGCTTTATTAGGTTTTAAAGCTGGAGCAACCGTCACCGCAGAAGCTACTATAAAAGCCTTTGAGGACACGTTTGGTGAGGGTGGAAGGTTTGGTAAAGCTACTGAAGTTCTTGCAACTACATTCACTGGTACTCTCTCGATGTTATCAGATAAACTTTTTAAATTTAAATTAGAAACTAATAGAGCTGGATTTTTTGATTTCTTTAAAAATGCTCTTGTAGTTATAAATAAAGGAATAGAAGATAACTCAAAAGCCTTATCTAATTTCTCTCAAGCAGTAGGAGAGGGTTTAGTAAACTTTATAAAACAAGCCTTATTAGGTGGTGCGGCTTTACTTGATTTACTAAGACCTATTTTTCAGACGGTTGCAATAGGTATAGGTGGATTAATAGATGTAGTTAAGGGTTTGCCACCAGGTATTAGAGAGCTTGGTATAGTTGGGTTCTTGATGCTAGGAAGAACAGGCAAAATAGCCATCGTTGGTATTCTTGGATTACTAAAAGCTATTGGAGTTGATTTAGATAAAATAACAAATAGCATTTTTGGAGCAACTAAACAAACTGAAGAGTTTGGCCCAGCAATGAGATCTGTCAATGAGTTTATAAAAAAAATAGAAGAAAATATAATTTTATCAAAAGAGCAATTAGCAGAACTGCAAAAAGAACTTAAAAAGGTTGAGGATACTGCTAAAAAAACAGGAGTTTCATTTGAAAAAATTAAAGACTCAATAAAAAATCAAATTAAAAAAGACTTAGAGTCTATTAACGAAACAATAGGTAAATTTATTTTAAAAGGTGTTGATAATTTTTCAAGAGCTTTAGCAGAGGCAGTTGTATTAGGAAAAGAACTTAAAATGAGTTTAGAGGAAATTGCAAAAAATTTATTAGTTGAAATACTTGCTTTCACTATAAAAACAGTCATTCAATTAGGAATACAAAAAATTTTAGAAGGAACAATATTTGATATATTTAAAAAACAACGAGAGCAATGTGAGGATATACTTGGTATCAAAATTAAAGATGCAACGGTCGAGTCGATCAAACTTGCTTTAATGAAACAACAAACAGCAGAGATGGAAAAACAAAAAAAGATCAAAGGAACAACTATGCTTATGTCAGGAAATCCTTTAGGCTTTTTAGGTTTTATGGCTAGTGGTGGATCTGTTGGAAAAGGCCAACCTACTATTGTTGGTGAGAGAGGCCCTGAACTATTTATACCTAACTCATCAGGTCAAATTACTCAAAATGCAAGAGGAACTTCAGGAAGGTCTGCAAATGTAACTTTTAATATAAATACAATAGACTCAAGAGGTTTTGATCAGGCTTTAGTTGAAAACAGAGGAACGATAACTGCTATAATAAATAATGCTTTAACTGAAAGAGGA